CTACCACTGGCACGCTGTCTACTGAGATTATTCTGATAGTATCGCTATCCTGGACAAGCTCTAAGCCAAATTTAACAGCTTTTTTATAGTGGTACTGTGCCTTTTTAGCATCTGAGCAGGAGCCTAATAGGCATAGTGCTATAATTGGTAGGATGTATTTCATAAATTCTGTAGCATTTGTATCATTCTAGGGCATGGGTAGATATCACTCTTATCTTTTCTGACACTATTGTGAGTAAATATACCTGGCTCACCCCTCAAAGCACGTTTATCAATATCAAATATGCTAGCAAAGTAATCTCTAGGGATGTTGTACTGATCACAAAGGTAAACTAGCAGCTGCCGAGTAGATTCTATTTGTGCATCTGTGTACATTTGCCAATAGATGTGCCCTTTGTATGGTTTGTCTAAGATAGTTAGCTGAGTGTAATCTACTTTACCACCTACATAGTTATAGTAGTATCCATTCCTTTTGGTTAATGGTCCATAGTTACAAATCTCTATCCCTACAGATAATCTATCCAGGCCTCTATAAGTTACCCCTGCTTCTGTAAATACTTCCTGTTTAAGTCCTAGGTGATAAGCCCAATTTTTAGAGCTAAAGCACTGCACTATTGTACCCTTGGAACCAATGATAAAAGCAGTTGCTACCTTACCTACTTTCTGATTAAAGAATTTAGCTACAGATACTGCATCAGGTCCACCTGCTGTATGGTGTAAATAGATTTGTCTCTTGTCTGTAAGCTCATCTACAAATTGATCCTTAGATAATCGGTGTTGAACTATCTTGCTTATATCTAACTCCATCTATATCTTGTTTAATTTCTTTTGAACGCTGTAGTAACTGCTTAAAAGCTGACCATATATCTATGCCTTTTACAGCCTTGTAATTTTCTGAGATAGAGATAACCTCTATACTACAAAGTACTAAAGATAGAATTTTGGTGAGCATTAATGGCACTGAAAAGAACTTTAAAATAATATCATTAAGGATCCAGAAGTCTATAAGGTAGAAACCAATTACAGCCACCTCATAAAGCATTAGCTTAGATATGATAGCAGATAGCTTGCGTGATGTAATTTTAATCTTTAATTTCTTAGCCTTCCATAGCCCTGTTAATGTATCCACCACAATAGCAAATCCAATTAAAAATAGTATCCCTGATATAGGTAAAAAGAAAGCTCCTATCACTGCTAATAATTGTGTAAAAGATTGTTTAATTGAGGCTAGTAAGATGGCTAACTGCATTCTCATAGTATTAGAATAGCGTTGTTATATCCATTCTCTCTAAGGTTACCACACATGCCAGTGCATACACTCTGAAATTGATTGATACAGCTACAGTTATTAAACATAGGCCGTAGATCTGTATCCATGTTAGTGGTAGATGTAAAAAGAGGGAAGAGATTTTTGTTAGCAAGTAACCATCTGATTAATCTTTGCTCAAAAAAGCTAGCCTTCTGTGCATAGTGCTCCATACCAAAGGCCACCTCATTACGTGATACACTAGCAGAGTAATCACCTGACTGTGTTTGTAATCCTTTGTTTTTAAGTTGGTAGGTCAAGCCGAATACTGCATCCTCAGCACTTCTCCAAGCTATTACAGGCTGTATAAATTCTACTAGATCTACCTCATCAGGAAGTAGTGCCTGGTTATTATACTGAGTAAGCAAATAATTATAGAAAGTAGTACCTAGTATAGGTTGTACTCTTAATGCTGCCTGTGTAGCTATGTATGGTGTTACATCTGTTACATCCACATTAGCAGTGATGGGTGTATTAACCTTTAAATAAGTTTCAGTTATGAAATATAGCATTATACAGGGGTTGTTGTTGGGGTTACTACTATAGCAGCTGCTGCACTCTGAGTCATATCACCACCTTCTATAGGAGGAAGGGAAGCCAAAGCTCTCACCTCGTTAATAGTCATAGTCTCTAATACTTTGTTAGCTACCAATGGGCTTAGTGAGTTAATTGCATCATTTACTTTGGAGCTCTCAGCTTCTAGTTCTACGATAGACTCATTAATTATCTGAAAGTTATTGATAGTAAATTCTGCAGGTATTTTTGAGATGGTTAATAGCTCATTAAAGATATGCTGTACACAAGCTCTTAGCTCCATTACTACATTTTTCTCAAATATCACATAAGCCTGCTTAATATCTGCACCACCACCAAGGCTACCTGTAGTTCGTACTCCCATTAAGATAGGATCTATTGTGTGAGCAAAGCAAATCTGTTCTGTGTTAAGCTGTGAGGCCTCCTGAAAGAGACTATCATTACCATTATTCGGCAGTGCTTCTATCTTAGGTAACTGATCCTGGCTATTAGCAAAGAAAGCAACAGCCTTCCCTGCATTAGCAGCACCTTTTAACCTATCAATAGTTTCTTTAATCATGTGCTTCTCCTCTTCTGATTGTGGCCTCTTAGGGAACATCATAGCAAAGGATGGGAATACACTATTTTGTATGTTACTTTTTGCAAAGTAGCTAAGCTCACCTGATAAGAAAGCAAAGTTAAGTGCTGAGGTGTATTGTGGTAATGAGTAGTAATCCTGCCCTAGTGATTTAATCTCATAGCAATAAAGTTGCTCATAGTCTGAGCATGTAACGTGGTAAGGTTTAATTTCTCTTACATCTATATTAGTACTCCAGTCCTCACATAGATAGTACATATCTTTATACCTAGATATCCTTACTTTCTCAGGTGATACATTCTCTATCTTAACTAATTTCTTAGTGCTGTCAAAACAAAGTTTAAAGTATATTCTATTGTGTACAATTAATTGACGTGTTACTGCCTTAACTGTTTGCTTTATTTTAATTTTTCTTTCAAACATGTAAAGCTCTAGCTTCTCAGGGGTAGTTAGCTTGTCAGTTGCCAAAGCAAAGCCACCACCGATAACTGCATTAGTTTTGTAATCCACTATGGCACCATGCAAAGGGCTAGAGAAATACATCTGATTAAGCATTTCAGGATACAGGTTATCTGCACCAAATCTTACCCACATATTAGTAGAATATCTACCATTTACATAAGGAAGTGTTAGGTTACCTTTACCTACAGGTAGGAAGGGGGTGCTAAAAGATTGATAGCCTTCCACCACTTCTGGAGCTGTGCTCTCTTTCTTAAAAAAGTTACTATACCATGCCATAATTAATCATATATTGAGGTGCCTACTGGCCCACTAACCACCATTCTACCCTCTTCTATCACTACACCTGTTGATTGTGCAATGGTTAAAGGTAGTACATAGGGTACTGAGCTCTGATAAATCTGATAAATGAACTGCCCTTGTTTTAAAATAATATCTACAGGCTCATTTAACACGAAAAGATTGTATCTTTCAGGGTATAAGCTAGTATCTGCAGTAGTAAATAACTGAGTAACTGATAGAGTATTCATTTCATTAGTGAAAGCAAATAGATAATGAGGGGTAGGTACAGTAGTAACCTCTGTCAAAGTTAGCACTACCTGGTTAATAGTTCCCTGTTCAATGTATATCATACCTATATTATATGATGTTAGTCAAATGTTTAGAAATAAAAAAAGCCCCACAATTTGCAGGGCTAATTTTAAGCGTGTTAAATGTATTAAGATACTCCGATAAGGCCTAAAGCTGTAGGGGTCATATTAACCTCATAAGCTAAGTACTCATTTTCACCTAACAAAGTAACTGCATATTTAGAACCATCTGCTCTAGCAGTCCCTGAACCTTCAGCTACACCTGTAACTTGTAAGTAAGGGAAGTACCAATAAAGACCATTTGCATCCAAAACAATAGCAGTAAGATACTGCTGTCCTGATCCTAAAATTTTGATAGCTCTAGACTTAGCAGCTTCTCTACGTTGAAACATCAAAGAGATAGTAGAAGTAACAAAAGATGAACCATTGATTAAATCAATAGCAGCCTCTTCTGTAAAACTAGATGTATTTCTACGGATGTAATAGTTTTCAAATAAAGTAGTACCTGCTAGGGTAATACCTGTGATAGACCATCCTGTTCCCGCAGATGGGTCAGTTGGTGCTATTGATGCGATTTCTTCCTGTTGGTTAATCCATATTCCATAGATACCCCCACTGTTATTATCGCAACTTTTTACAATGGCCTCGAGGGCTTGACATGTAGCTGGCATATTTTTTAAGTTTTATATAAAGGGGGTTGCCCCCCTCTATGAATTAATATTAAGAATAGAATACGATATCCTGTGGATTAACAAAGCTAAATCCTACCTTCATGTTAGCACGAGTTCTGATAACTGGCTCAGCTACAGTGTCAGCTAAGTTTACAGCACGTAAATCAGAAGAGTCTCCTTCACCATCAAAAGCATAGATAAGGTTATCTTTCAAAGTAATTACAAAAGTGTTATTAGACATACCTGGACAAAGTACAATCTTAATACCTAAGTAAGTAAGAGCTAAATCCTGTGTGATAAATGCATTAGTGTTACCTGAAGCTACACCTAAACGGTAAATATTAACCAATTGAGTAGGCATGTAGATACGCAAGTCAGCAGT